ATCATACTCTTCATCCTATACCTGATATTGGGCAGAGGGAAACAGACGAAGGACAAAGGTGTTTACAGGCCATGGTGGATGTGGATCGGCGGCTTGTTCGGGGTTCTGTTTGTCGTCGGTATCACAGCCTGCGTGCTCCGTACAGAAAGAACGCGGTGTGGGCAGTCAATGATACAACCATCGCAGCCATCAGAAAGCTGAAAGACGGCAACGGCCAGTATCTGTGGCAGCCGGGCCTGACCAATGGCGCTCCGGATATGATCCTGGGGAGACCGGTCAAGACATCCACCTTCATGCCGACGCTTGAAGCTGGTGCAAAAACCGTGGTGTTTGGTGACTTCGGCTACTACTGGATCGCTGACAGACAGGGCAGATCCTTTAAGCGCCTGAATGAGCTCTATGCAACTACAGGCCAGGTGGGCTTCCTCGCATCCCAGAGAGTGGATGGAAGACTGGTACTTCCGGAAGCTATGAAGGTACTGCAGCAGAAGGCATAAGGAGGTAAGCCATGTATAATGCAAAGAATTACACCGAGCAGAACGGTGAAGTAACGGTGATTGGTGGAAAGCTGGTTATCGAAGGAACGTTAGAGTATGCGGAAGGGGCTGATGTCCCTTCCGGCGGTAGCAAAGCCGCAAACCAGGCAGATAGTGAGGCTACGACCATTGCGGCGCTGAAAGAGGACTTTAATACGCTGCTTGCCGCGCTGAAGGAAGCCGGCCTCATGGAGCCAGATACGGAAGAGCCTGAACCGGCAGGTGAGGGAGAATGATCGCTACAGTAGGGGAAGTGAAACACAGCCTGCGTCTGGAAACGGATGAGGACAATGACCTGATCGCGGAACTGATCGAAACTGCGGAGCGGCTTGTGATGGATATTCTTCGTGTTTCGGAGGCAGAGGATCTTACCTCTGTCTCCGCCGCGAAAGTGGCAGTTGTTTACGCAGCAGGATATCTTTACGAAAACCGGACGGATGCAAATTACAATCGCCTTAATCTGACACTGCGAGCACTTCTGTTTGGAGATCGGGGTGATGCTTTTTGATTCCGGTATCAACTATGAGAGAGCGGATTCTGATCACCCGGCAGGAGGTTCATACTGACAGCATGGGAAACCATACCAATGTGCAGGTGCCGTACTGCCGCAGGTGGGCCTATGCCAACCGCACCACAGGTAGCGAGGAGGAAGCCGGCCGAGTGGTCAGGGAAGAAGAATCGATTTACTTTGTCGTCCGTTTTGATGAAGAAACGCGGCAGATCACATCAACAGGGTATCAGGTAGAGTTTCATGGTAAGACCTATGACATCACATCGGTCGATAACTACAGGTTCCGAAACGAATCCCTCACGCTATATGCAAAGGAGAAGAGACATGACTGAAGAAACCGTAACCCAGATGATCAAAGAGGTGGATCTGCCTTTCGCATACCACCACTTTGCAGAGGGGGAAGCGCCGCAGCTGCCGTACCTGATATACCTCTACCCGGAAAGCATCGAGTTTTCTGCGGACAGCAAGGTGTATGCGAAAGGAGCAGTACTTCGCATTGAGCTATATAGCGAGATCCGAGATATGGCTGCAGAGCGCAGAATAGAAAGCGTGCTTGATTCCTACGAGATGTTTTATCACAAGCAGGAACTGTTTATTGATTCGGAGCACCTTTATGAAGTCATGTATGAAATGGAGGTGCCGGTGATGGGATAAAGGCAAACGGCCTCGCAGCAGAAATTGAACGTTGTCTGGCAGAGTATAGCGAAGAGGTAGGACGCGCGCTGGAGGATACGAAGAAGGAGCTATCAAAGCAGGCTGTAAGGAAGCTTAAGCAGGCTTCACCAAAGCGCACCGGAAAGTACGCAAAGAGCTGGACCAAGAAGAAGCGCGGCAGGAAGATCATCGTCCACAACAAGGAGTATCAGCTGACGCACCTTCTGGAGAAGGGCCATGCAAAGCGCGGAGGCGGAAGAGTCGCAGCGAGGGTGCATATCGCACCGGTTGAGCGGGGCCTTCACACATCTGCGGAGGGGATACTTCGAAAAAAGATGAAATAAGTTAACACACTGGCGGGGGATACCCGCATTTTTTATTGGAGGAAACAAATGAGTAACAAAGTTAAATTCGGACTCAAGAACCTGTACATTGCGTCCGTTACAGTAGGCGAACAGAACGCCATCACATTTGGGAATCCGGTGTCCTGGCCAGGATCAGTATCCTTGACCATGGATCCTCAGGGAGAGTCGAATCCCTTCTATGCAGATGATAGCAAGTTCTATGTGTCCACATCCAATGATGGATACGAGGTCACGGTTGAAACTGCGCTGACACCAGACTGGTTTTCTGAACAGTACCTGGGCCAGACAAAGGACACCGATGGGAATCTCGTAGAGCAGAATACGGATACCCCGTCGCACTTTGCGGCCCTATTCGAGTTCACTGGTGATAAGAAGGCAATCAGACACTGCCTGTTCTATTGTCAGGCATCCCGTCCAACACAGGAAGCGGAGACCAAGGGAGAATCTGCCGAGGTCAAGACCGAGGAGATCACATTCACGGCAATGGCTCTTCCAGGAACAGATATCATCAAGAAGAAGTCTACAGATGATACAACGACTGAAGCATATAACTCTTGGTACCAAACAGTGACCACACCGTCATTTGCAACAGCGGGGATCCCGCAGGAGGGCTAGGCCATGGAGAAGATCATAAGAGTCGGTGAGAAAGAGGTGCTGTTTCGTGCAACCGGAGCAACGCCTCTGAAATACAGGAATGCATTTGCAGGCAAGGACATCTTCAAAGATCTGATGAGCCTTGAAGGTGTGGAAGAAGGCAGTATTGACGGTCTTGATATGGGGATCTTTGAAAGGATCGCCTATGTCATGAGTGACGCAGTCAGCAAGCATATTAGCTTCGAGGACTGGCTGGACAGTTTCGAGCTGATGGACATCATGAACGCACTCCCGGAGATCATGGAACTTTGGGAAGCAAACGGCCTTACACAGTCTGAACCGGTAAAAAACACGTAAGCGACCGGGAGATGAATGCCAGCCTCTATCTGCTGAGGGCACTGGAGGCTGGTCTTTCGGTCGCAGATTTGGATGGAATCAGCATGGGCATGGTCTATGACATCATGACGGAAAGTTCCTATGACGAACATGGGTATGTGAGATGGGCAACGCAAAAGGACTTTGATGCATTCTGATGTGTGCTATAATCGAATGTATAAATCGAGATTTGGGAGGTAAAGGCAGGAACGTGATTATTTTGTTAACAGGAGCATCTCACACAGGAAAGACTCTTTTGGCGCAGCGAATGCTCGAAAAGTACAAATATCCATATCTCTCCATTGACCATCTGAAGATGGGGCTGATCCGCAGCGGCAACACAGCGCTTGGGCCAGAAGACGACGATGCTCTCACGGAGTATCTATGGCCCATTGTCCGCGAGATGATCAAGACCGTAGTCGAAAACAGACAGAACTTAGTCGTTGAGGGCTGTTATATTCCCGCAGATTGGAGAAATGACTTTGATGCGCATTATCTGCCGTCTATTCGATTCATTTGCCTTGCCATGACCGAAGAGTATATTGACAGTCATTATCATGAGATCATCGGACATGAGTCGGATATAGAATCCAGGCTGATCGAAGCCGATTGTACACCCGATGACCTGAAGGAATGTAACAGATGGTACATCGAAACGTTCGGAAGTGTCGGTGAGAAGGTCATTCTGATAGAGGATGATTACAACAAGGCGTTGACAGAACTAATAGAATAATAACTTCCAGTTTAATAAAATATTGAAGAACCTAAGGCATCTCTTCGGAGGTGCTTTTTTAATGGGGTTAGAACATGGGATACATCAAAGGGATAACCATCGAGATCGATGGTGAAACAAAAGGGCTCGACGCGGCTCTCAAAAAAGTGAATAGAACGGCTAGAGGCCTGGAAGGCGAGCTGAAGCGGGTCGAATCGCTCCTTCGGATGAATCCCGGTAATGCGGATCTGATACGCCAAAAGCAAAAGCTCCTGGCGCAGTCTGTATCGGAAACCAAGACAAAGCTCGATGCGCTAAGACAAGCCCAGAAGAAACTGGATGCAGAAGGTCTTGATGAGACAAGTGCAGACTACAGAAGGATCCAACGTGAAATCACCGAGACCACGAACAAACTCAAGCTCCTAGAAAAAGAACAAATCAAGTTCAATATCACAGGCAGCAAGGTAGGTCAGGTTGCATCTAAAATGTCCGCGCTAGGCGGCAAAATATCTGCGGCTGGGCAGAAGATGCGTACTGCCAGCATGATGGCGGGACTTCTTGGCGGCGCAGCAGTACGGATCGGAAAAGAGTTTGATGAATCCATGTCTAAGGTCCGTGCGGTATCTGGTGCTACAGGAGAAGACTTCGATAAACTGCGCGAAAAGGCCCGTGAGATGGGTGCTAAGACGAAGTTCTCTGCATCCGATGCAGCAGAAGCCATGAACTATATGGCGATGGCCGGCTGGAAGACAGACCAGATGCTTTCCGGTATTGAGGGCATCATGAACCTGGCTGCAGCCTCAGGGGAGGATCTTGCAACAACCTCAGATATCGTGACCGATGCACTTACGGCAATGGGATATGCTGCAAAGGACTCCGGTCATCTCGCGGATGTCATGGCGGCGGCTTCATCCAATGCAAATACCAATGTCGGCATGATGGGTGAGACTTTTAAGTACGCTGCTGCAGTTGCTGGTGCAATGGGGTATTCCATGGAGGATGTGGCGCTGTCAACAGGTCTTATGGCAAATGCGGGCATCAAGGCAACGCAGGCAGGTACCTCACTGCGCTCTATCATATCCCGAATGGCAGCACCGACAGGAGCGGTTCAGAAAACAATGGACCAGCTTGGTGTATCCATGACGGACTCCAATGGGAAGGCAAGGCCTTTCAGAGATGTTCTTGTCGATCTTCGTAAATCCATGTCCGGCATGAGTGAGACAGAAAAAACAGCAGCGGCCAGCACCCTGGCAGGTAAAAACGCTATGTCTGGATTTTTGGCTCTGATCAATGCTTCAGATCAGGACTTCAATAAACTAGCCTCCGCCATAGACAACTCATCTGGCGCTGCCGGGAAGATGGCGGATACCATGCTGGATAACTTCGGAGGGCAGGTAACTGTCCTTCTTTCGTCTTTGCAGGAACTTGCGATTGCGGTATCGGATACGCTTACGCCGGCCGTAAAAGTGATGGTCAGCGTCGTGCAGAAACTGGTGAGCTGGTTCAATAGTCTCTCCGTTCGGCAAAAGAGCCTTGTGGTAGGTCTTGCCGCAGTGGCAGCAGCGATAGGGCCTCTGTTCATCGCAATCGGAGGGATGCTTGGCATCACCATGAAGTGCGTCAGTGCCTATGCGAACTTTGCTAGTGCGATGGCCGGGCTGAAAGGAGAATCAGGTGTTCTTGGTAAGACACTGACAACGCTCACCACAAAGTTCAAGGCAGTTCAAGCAGCATCCAGAGCAGAGCAGGCCGTAATAAAAACGAACACGGCGCTTTACGGTGCCAATGCAGCTGGGATATATAAGACGACTGCAGCTACGGGAAAAGGCACACTTGCGACCAGGATCTATACCAAAGCGCAGATGGCATTGAGCCGGGTGATGGCACTTGGTCCATGGAAACTTGCAGCTATTGGAATAGGACTTGTCGTTGCAGCACTTTCTATCTTCTGTGCAGCAAATGATGATGCCAGGGAGAAGATCACAAGTACTTTTAAGTCGATTAGCAGTAAGGCGGTAAGCATTCTCAGTAAGATCCCGGATATTTTTAGAGATATCGCACAGGGGATATCTAAGGCGTTGCCAAAGATGGCGAAGGCAGCAAAGAAAGCGATACCTGCCATAGTAAAAGCACTGAGCAAAACCATGCCGCAGATGCTCGAGGCAGGCACGGATACGGTCCTTGCCATCATCGACGGTATAACGAAGAGTCTTCCAGGCCTGATAGCGGCAGGGACGGATATCCTTATATCCCTCATCGATTCATTCTCAAAGAATATCGGGAAGTTCACCAAAGCTGGCGTGGATATCATGACGGGGCTACTTACCGGAATTGTAAGAGCGCTTCCGAAGGTAGCATCAAAGATACCAGTAGTTCTTACATCAATTCTGTCTGCACTTACAGCAAATACGGGAAAGATCGTGCAAGCCGGTGTAGCGATTATAGGCGCGCTGGTGGTGGGCTTAATTAAGTGCATTCCGGTGCTGGTTAAAGCGGTGCCGCAGATTATTGCAGCTTTAGTTAAGGCAATCGTAGTGGCAGGAGTTGCGATCGTTGCATCTGGTGCGAAGCTGATACGCGGATCAGGCCGGACCATGTACCTATCGTCAATGCACAGCAGTCGATGCCTACGATGCGGAAACATATATGTACTGCGAATACAATGCAGAGACCGGTGAATACGAAGGGTGCTTTCCGCAGCCGACAGAAGCAGAATACAATGCAAATCCGGGGCATTATTATGTTCCGGTCTATACGGATTACAGAGCGGCTCTGGCGCAGCTCGTGTCAGGCGTTGTAAGGGTATGCGACGGGATTCTTAAAATGGAACCGACCGATTTGAACGACTGGTATGAATGCATGGATATTGATAAGGAGATCCAGCAGGCAGAATTGGCATCGAGTTATCTGAACATGATGTATACGGAGTTCGGAGAAAATGATACATATGACTCCAAGACATTATCCCTTTCATCACATCCGCTGGAGGAATACGGGATTCAGATGACAAAGGAATCCTTTGATGGAGAGGAGTTCAGTTACTCTGCTGCTGAAATGAGTCCTGAATTTATGAGCATCCGAGGGGACAGTGGAGAAACATATATCACACAGGGCGATATCCAGTTCGATGGTGTTTCCATTTTCGATAAGATATTTCCGGTCGGATATGTCTACATTTCAGCAAGCAGTACAAGTCCGGCCGTATTATTCGGAGGCGAGTGGACCAGGATACAGGGCAGATTCCTTCTTGCTGCAGGAACTGCACCGCAGGATTCGTCAATTACATATGGAGCGCTGGCAACGGGTGGTAACAAGAATGCGATTATTCCGTACCACAGACATGATATCGGAAATATCTGGAGCAATGGCAGCGGAAGTTCCAGTGCGTATGTAATGTCGAGCAGCAGAAAGCTTCAGACCAGATATACATCCTATGCGGGATCGAGCGGCAATACAACAAATGCGAACATGCCGCCGTATTTGGCCGTGTATATGTGGAGAAGAACCAAACTGGCCAGTGATATGTAAAAGGAGGTTTATATGGGATACGTATTGGCTTGTGTTGCCGGACTTGTAGCCGGCTTTTTTATTGCTCTGATCCTGCTTGTCTGGCTTGCGATGCCGAGGGAGCAGAAGAGACCGATGACGAAGGAGGAATGGAAAAGTGGCAAGAGGCCTAAAGAAATATATTAAGCAGGTGAGGAGCAATCCTCATATTTTTTGTTTCTGCACGTGCAGGATTACGGACTGCCCGATGCACAAGAGCAAATGTCCGTATGACGGTAAGTATTTGTTTGCAATTTTGAAGGACACTATTTTCTGTCCGTATGAGGAGGAAAGGGAATGAACAGAGAAACAATGAAAGCGTGGGTGTATCTACTCGCGGAGCTGGTCGTTATCATCAATGCGTTCCTGGTGGCGAAGGGGATGACGCCTCTTCCTGTCAGTGAAGCGGAAGTGATCGAATGGGGGTCTTACATCCTCGGTCTGATCGCATTCCTGCATGCGTGCTGGAAGAACCACAACTGGACGCCGGCAGCGCAGAAAGCGCAGGAATTCCTGAAGGGATTCAAGGAAGACGGCTTCGGAGGTGATGAGGATGCTGAGTAAGGAGGCGAGGGTCGAGTACTTCAGGTATCTGGGCCTTGGAGAGTACACGGAGGCGAACATCCTGAAGGTGCAGAAGAAGTACTTCGTCAGGAAGTCAGATCAGGACGGCAAGTACGGTCCTGACACCGACAAGCTGATTGTGAACCTGTACCGCGTCAAGTGCTATGCGCCACACTTCTCCATCACGGAGTTCAGATGTCACTGCGGCGGGAAATACTGCACCGGGTATCCGGCATATCTTTCTGTTGCCTTGCTCAAAAATCTGGAAGCAGCCAGAGTAAAGTTCGGCCCGACGACCATCACATCTGGCATCCGCTGCAAGAAGTGGAACAGCCTGCAGTCCGGATCTGCCAGTAAGTCCAGACACATCTCTGGCAAGGCGGCTGATATCGCCGGTGCGTTCACGAAGACAAATGCCCAGAGGAACAAGCTGAAGTCTTTCTGGTATTCGCTTTCCGGATCCAATTTCTGCTACCACGGGACCAGAAACATGGGCACTGCCGTGCACTGCGATGTGAGGTGATGGGTATGGTTGAACTGATATTAAAGGCGATCATCACTTCGGCTGCCGGAGCATTTGTTGGGGCTGTGATCGTATGGATCAAAGGAATGCTGAAAAAACAGCAGGAGTTCGAGGCGGCTCTGAAGGCACTGGCCCATGACTCCTTCTACCGGCAGTGCAGATACCTGTTAGGGCAGGACACGATATCTGAAAGTGAACTGGAGAACTTGAACTACCTTCACGATGCATATACTTCCTTGGGTCTGAACGGAACGGGCGAGGAATTATATAAGCGGTGCCTTGAAAAGAAAATAAAGTGATGAACGAACGGCCTTGCTTCATGCAGGGCCATTTTTTATTGTCCCAAAAGAGCCACATTGTTATAATGATAATGAACCGATAATAGCTTGATGATTATCATCTTATTGGAGGAACAGAGTGGTTGTTCCTTTAATGAGAAATGGAGGTAAACAAGAATGAGTCATATAGAATTGTCCGAAACTATTAAAGTACCTGATTTTGATGAACTTGAAAAGAAAACGGAAGTTCTAAGGCATACAAGCAAGGGTGATAGTTTCCCTGAAAATATGCGAGAACAGGTCTTTTGGTATATGGGAGAATCCTACCAAAGATGCAGGAAATGCGGGTGTGAGCAGTACTCATTTTTATATGGAGACCTAAATACTTGGAGAAAATTTGATCAGCAATTGGTATGCAAAAAGTGCGGCGAAAAAATGATAACGCACAACAATCGGAACAGTAAAGAGTTGTTAGGATATGAATTTGGATATGCCATTTCAAGAAAATTCCTGATCGATTATCTGATTGATTGGTACAATGGCCAAGACTACCATGAAAAGGTTGAAAACATCTGGGAAGGTCTTAATATAAATATCTATTATGAGTGGCAGACTGAAACTTGTGAGCAACAACTTGAGGAAAGACTTCAGCCCATATTTAGCGCCATGCAATCTTTAGATGGCTGGAAAAAAGAGTATGAAAAATATATTGTAGGGGATATGGAATATTGGAGAGCTGATGATGACTATCGGTATCATACTTCAGTTTACCCTGTCAGCGCACGCAAAAGATATTTTAGTCTTAAGAAAAATGAGGATTGGGCTAAAGAACAACAGTCACAAGGAAAGTACCCTCCGCATCCTGCAGACCATGTGAACAAAGATATATTTGCATTTCTTCGTTTTCTCAGGAGGAACTTCGCATATGATGGGCAGGCATTAGTCAAACGGCTTACTGACACAATTCAGGCGAACTGCGATCAATCCATGGTGAAATCTGGAGTGGGTGCGGTACATAATCTGGATCCAATGCAGATCAGAGAGTATCTGGAAAAGCTGATTAATGTTGAGACTTCAATATATTCTCTTTCAAACAGAATGGAATCACTGTATTTTGATGAGAGCGAGTGCGTTCAGACTTACCGGATTGGTTTTGCATCAGACATAAAGGCTTTGCAGGATAAGAGAAATAAACTGCATATGGAATACACCAGACTCTTAGGTAAAGGAGAACCGATTGTTAATCCACTTGAGCTAATACCGCCGATTGCCCGCAGGGATATGACTCCGCAGTATCCTCCTGCACCGATGGAACCTGAGAAACCGGTTATGGAAGAACCGAAGTTTTTCAACCGGAAGAAAGTGGAAGAGGCCAATCAAGCAAAAACAGAAGTATATAAGAAAGCATATCAGGAATGGGAAGCAAAGGTCAGAGAGCGAAGCGCCATCATAGAAAAACTTGAACAGCAGGCGACGGATGAATATAACAGCACCAGAAAGGCGATGGCTGAAGAGTATGCACCAATGATCCAGCAGGAGCAGGAAAAGAGAACCGCTGAATATAAGAATGCGCTTGCTACAGCAAAAGCAGCATATGAGGATGTCGAAAAAGAGATAGAAATCAATAATAAAGAAATAGCAAGCAACAAATTGCCACTGACATTAGAAAAAGAGCAGGCCGAGCAGTTGATGAAGAATCTGATTGAGACAAGGCATAAGCTTCTGAGCGCAAATATCATATTCCCAAAGTACCGGAACATCGTAGCATATACAACAATGTATGAGTACTTTGTTACTGGCAGATGCGATTCACTTGAAGGACCAACAGGTGCGTATAACCTGTATGAATCTGAGGTGCGTGCGAACATGATTATATCCCAGCTGTCAGCGGTCATCTCTTCACTTGAAAAAATCAAGGATAACCAGTATATGCTTTATAACGAGCTTCAAAATGCAAATAGAAGACTTGACAGCCTTAACAGCACAACAGCAAGTATGGCTGCTATGATGGACTCGATGCAGGGAGACATTGCCACAATAGCCGATAACAGTGATGTTATCGCTTATAACACAGCCAAAACAGCTTACTATTCCGAAATGAATGCCAAACTTACAGACGCATTGGGATATATGGTCGCTTTAAGTTAAAGCAAGTTGTCTCTTAGACCTGTGGGAGAAATCCTGCAGGTCTTTTTTTATTTTTTGTCCGAAACGATAAGGTTTCATCTTCTCCCGCGGCTAAGTGATGAGGGAACAAACGATACCTCCCTCAGAAAGGAGGAAAACGGTTTGAAGCACAAAGTCAAGATCAGTGTTTCAGAACAGCCCCAGACGGGCGGAATCGTAAGCTGCCGGAACGTCACCATCAGGGATCGCATACTTCGCCTCTTCATCGGAGACAGGCGGAAGGTAATGGTCCTGATCCCGGGAGACAGCGTCGGAGAGATCGCGATCTGCGAGAAAGGAGAAGAGAATGGACAAAGCGAAACTGGTGATTGAGATTATCGAGAAACTGCTGAAGGTCGCGGAGGATCTGAAGGTGCTGTCGGAAAGCATCCATGCGGTGTGCACCACAGTGACGGAAGGACTTGAAGTGTCGGAAGCGCCAAAGCAGATCGAGACGGTCAGTCTTGAGAAGGTCAGGGGAGTGCTCGCGGACAAGAGCCGTGCAGGCCACACCGCAGAGGTCAGGGCAATCATTGCGAAGCATGGTGCGGACAGGCTGAGCGATGTGGATCCGAAGCACTATGCGGAGATCCTTGCGGAAGCGGAGGGACTTGCAGATGAGTAAACACGCAGTACTGTCACCGTCCGCATCCCACAGATGGCTAGAATGCACGCCGTCGGCAAGGCTGGAGCTCGAGTTCGAGAACACTTCGTCGGAGGCGGCAAGAGAGGGAACAGCGGCGCATGCTCTGTGCGAGCACAAGCTGAAGAAGGAACTGCGCATGAGAAGCAGGCGCCCTGTTTCCGAATATGACTCCGATGAGATGGAAGAATGCACGGACGCCTACCGCGACTACGTGATGGAACAGGTGGAAGCGGCAAAGCAGACCTGCGCCGACCCGATCGTTCTGATCGAGCAGCATCTGGACTTCTCCTGCTACGTGCCGGAGGGGTTCGGGACCGGAGACTGCATCATCATCTCTGACGGGAGACTGCACATCATCGACTTCAAGTACGGAATGGGCGTTCTGGTCGAGGCGGAGGACAATCCGCAGATGAAGCTCTACGCACTGGGTGCGCTGGAAGTCTTCGATGCGCTCTACGACATCAGCGAGGTGTCGATGACAATCTTCCAGCCGAGGCGCGAGAACGTGAGCACATGGACTGTCCCGGTCGAAGACCTGAAGGCCTGGGCCGAAGAGGAATTAAAGCCGAAAGCACAAATGGCATTTGAAGGTCAGGGCGAATACGTCCCCGGCGAGTGGTGCACCTTCTGCAGAGCGGCGGTCCGCTGCAGGGCCAGAGCGGAGGAAAAGCTGAGGCTGGCGCAGACGGAGTTCCGCAGACCGCCCCTTCTGACCGATGCGGAGATCGAGGACATCCTGAAGGTCCTTCCGGATCTGACCAAGTGGGCGAACGAGATCACTGCCTATGCCACGGATGCGGCGGTCAGCCATGGAAAGGAGTGGAATGGCTTCAAGGTCGTGGAAGGCCGTTCCGTCAGGAAGTACCGTGACGAGCAGGCAGTCGCGCAGGCGGCGAAGGAAGCAGGGTTCAAAGATATCTGGAGGAAGTCGCTCATCACCCTCACGGATATGGAAAAACTGATGGGCAAAGCGAAATTCAAGGAGATACTCGGCGATCTCATCTACAAACCGCCGGGAAAGCCGACGCTGGTCCCGAAGACGGACAGAAGGCCGGCGATCAATAACGCCACTAACGAATTCAACGTAATACAGGAGGAAAAGAATAATGGTTAACTCTATTGGAGACGATCCGTGAGCTCAGAGGGCTGAACGTTGAAGTGGTGTTTGAGGAGCAGGGAATCAATACGATGACCGCCGAAGGGGAACTGCTTTTGACACTGATCGCGGCCTTTGCACAGGCGGAGAGCCTGTCGGCAAGCGAGAACATGAAATGGAGATATCGGAAGGGCTTTGAAAGCGGTGAAGTGATGGGCGTCAGGCGTCTGTTCGGATACGAAATCGACAAAGGCGTTTTCACAATCGATGAGGAGAAGGCACAAATCATCAGGGATATCTTCGACCGGTTCATCGGCGGGGAGAGCATGGAATCGATCGCGCACTCCCTGAGGGAACAGGGCATCACCGGCATCCACGGTGGTACGATCCTTGAGCCGTCTGTCAGGAGTTTTCTCACACAGGAAAAGTATACGGGCAATGCATTGATGCAGAAGTGGTATGTGAACAACCATCTGGAGAAGAAAGTCAAGGCGAATCGCGGGGAACTGCCCCAGTACTATGCGGAAGGGACGCACGATGCGATTATCGACATGGAGACCTTCGGGAAAGCGCAGGAACGGCTGAAGGAGATTAGAAAGACCTATGAGGGACGTGCTCCCCAAAAGAGGACGGTGTTCACAGGAAAGATCCAATGTGCGAAGTGCGGGGCGACTTTCATCAGGGCATGGAACAAGAAGAGGGTCTGGCAGTGTGTGACATATAAGAGGAAGGGAAGGGAGGTCTGCAATGCGAAGCAGATACCCGAAGACATCCTCAGGAGCATCACCTGTGAGGTTCTCGATATCGAAGAGATGGACGATGATGTATTCAACGAGCGAATCGACAGTATAACGGCTGGTACAGACGAGAAAAGCAACATACTGATATTCCACATGACAGATGGGGAAGTAATCGTTAGACGATGGAAAAACACGTCGCGTAGCAGGTCGTGGACGCCTGAAATGAAAGAGGCTGCCAGAGAGGCAGGAAAAAAAGGAGGCAGAAGAAATGGCACGGGGTAAGAACGTAACCGTCATACCGGCAACATTGAAAATGCATACAGGGATGCCCGTGAACATGGTGACCAGAAAGAGAGTTGCCGGATACGCAAGAGTTTCAACGAACAGCGACGAGCAGTTCACAAGCTATGAGGCTCAGGTCGACTATTACACGGAATTGATCCAGAGCAGGAGCGACTGGGAGTTCGTCGGCGTCTATACGGACGAGGGCATCTCAGGAACGAACACAAGAAAAAGGAATGGATTCAATGCCATGATTGACGATGCGCTGGCGGGAAAGATAGACCTCATCGTGACAAAGTCGGTTAGCAGATTCGCGAGGAATACGGTCGACAGTCTTGTCACCGTCAGGAAGCTGAAGGAAAAGGGTGTGGAGGTCTACTTCGAAAAGGAGAACATCTACACACTGGACAGCAAGGGCGAACTGCTCATCACGATAATGTCCTCTCTGGCACAGGAGGAATCAAGATCCCTTTCGGAGAACGTGACCTGGGGGATGCGGAAACGCTTCAGGGACGGGAAAGTAACGATGCCGTACAAGAGGTTTCTCGGATATGAGAAAGGACCGGACGGCCAGCCGATGATCGTGGAAGAGGAGGCAAAGACAGTCCGCATGATCTATGACATGTTCCTGTCCGGCGATACGTTCCTTACGATAGCAAAGGCGCTTACTGCACAAAGGATTCCAACCCCGGCAGGAAAGGAAAACTGGCAGGCAAGTACGGTCTACAGCATCCTCAGGAACGAGAAGTATAAAGGTGCAGCTCTCCTGCAGAAGAAGTTCACCACGGACTTCCTAACGAAAAAGCAGAAGGTCAATGAGGGGGAGATTCCGCAGTATTATGTCGAGGACAGTCATCCTGCCATCATCAGTCCGTTCCTCTGGGATCTGACACAGACCGAACTGAAAAGGCGGAGCGCAAACGGCAAATCGAATAGCGGATGCAGCATCTTCTCGGCGAGGATCGTCTGCGCTGAATGCGGATCCTTCTACAAGCACAGGAGCTGGAACACGGAATCGAAGGGAAAGCGTATTGTATGGAACTGTTGCGGGAAGTATTACAAGGACAGGTCATGCGAATCACCGATCATAAAAGAAGAGGACATCAGGGAAAACTTCGTTTCAGCGTTCAACGAAATCTATGATGAAAAGGAATTCATCCTGGCGGGCTGCCGTGACCTGCTGGAGGAATACGATGATACGTCTTCACTGGATGCACAGATAGAGGAGCATATCAGAAAGGGTGAAATCATAGCGGAACTGAACAGGAAGCTTCTTGATGAGAACGCAAGCACTGCGATGGATCAGGATGAGTTTTCAAAGAAGTATGCCGCATATGAGAAAGAATATGAGGAGGAAGTGGCACAAGTAGAGAAACTTCAGGAAGCCCGTGCAGAGAGATTGAGAAAGGCAGAAATGGTCAGCGCGTTCATGTTTGGGTTCCATGAGCAGGAGGGCATGATCAAAGAGTTTGATGAGAGGTTATGGTTGATCACGGTGGACCACGTAAAAATCCATCGTGACGGGACTATGACTTTCATTTTCAAGACAGGGACGGAGGTAACAAGATGATATTCGATGAGAAGAAAGTTCAGGCAATCAAAGACAGTTATAAAGCAGGGACGCGGATCAGGCTCATCCGCATGGATGACATACAGGCGCCGCCGCCTGGAACGGAAGGGACGGTGACCGGCGTGGATGATGTCGGTTCCATACTGATGTACTGGGATAACGGGAGTGGATTGAACATCGTTCCAGAGGAAGATGAGTTCGTAGTGATTGATTAGTGTTCATAACAAGAGTATAATGACTTTGCAAGCCGGAAGTGCCTCTGACGGGAATTGCACCCTGAGTGAGTGCGCCGGCTTGTTTTACTGTTAGGAAATGAGTATTACACACCTCACACTGTTGCCGGATTAGAGAGGATAATATGAAAACGGAATCTAATACTACCCGATATAGTGATTTATACCAACAGAAATTCCTTGATGCATTTCCTCCGGAGATGATCTCGGAGCTAAGCGAAAACCAGAAGCGTTGCCTTAGAGAACTCAAGGAATTAGTAATGACTATATCTTTAGAGGAGACGAGGGATAAGCCAAAACGGTTTCAAAATATCGCACAAAAGCTTAGAGATGAGCATCCAGACGAATGGCGTTATGAGATAGCTCCAGAAGAATTGCAAACAGAAGAAGTGCTATTTCTAATCGTTTATCCTTTCTGGAGCAGAATGGGTGGAAGTTTTGAGAATCGTTTTGCTTTAGATGGAAGGCTTGGAAAATATCTTAGAATTCTTAAGAAATGTGAAATGTCAAAGTGAAGAGTTGGGAAAACATTCGCGAGATAAATAGCATTCCTGAAGAGTACGACATGATTGATCCCAAAGAAGGCTGTCACACGTGGCGGCCTTTTACAATACAAGTAATCGTCAAATTTTGCATACCCCCTCTCTTCAAAATTGGAAGGCATTACCAATTTGGCTTACATAATAAATGGCTAAAATCGGCGATTTTCAGAAGCTCAAAACGTGAAACCCCCTTGACACCAAAGGTTTTGAGCAAGAAAAAAGGAACATGAAGATTTGTCGCTTCTATGTTCCTATGTTGGTACTCGATAGGGGAGTCGAACAGGGGCC